CGCCTCGAGCATCAGCCGATGCAGGCTGACGCCGTCGCGGGACCACTTGTCAGCGGCCTCAAGCGTCTTCGTGTCGAACTTCTTCTCGATGTTGCTGATCTTGGCCTGCAGGCACACTGCGGCCTGCAACACAGCCGGTCCGGCATCGTTTTCCGGCACGTGACCTGCGGGAGCCTTGGGCCGTTCCGCCTGCAGGACCGACAGTTCGGTCTTCTCAACCGTCCAGTTTTCCTCGATGGCTTTCGCCGCGATGAGGGGATGCTTCGCCGCCTTGGCCTTGATCTCGGCCACTCGGCGGAATTCCGCCGCTTCGAGTTTGCGCTGTTCCGCGAGGGCCGCGGCAACCGTCTCTGCGGGCGTCCGCTGGGTGACTGCGGCGTCGACAGCCGCTCCGGGCGCCGGGGCCTGCTGCTTGGCAGTGTACGTCTCCATCAGCGTGGCCTTCGCCTCTTCGGAGAGCGTCGCGATATCCAGACCCAACGATTTGAGCCAGTCTTCGAAACTCATGGCTTGCCCTTTCAGCTTGGCGGCCTTCGCCGCAATCGAGACCGCCGTGGTCGGGTCAGCCCCGTTCGGCACAATGGAGACTTCGCGCAGCACTGATTCCCGCGCCACGATGACCGGACCGGAGAAGTCCTGGCCGTTTACGTTCACCTTCTGACCGCTGCCGACTCGCTCCTGGGCAAGGACGAGGCAGCCGACCGACGCTTGCCACTGGTAACCAGCGACAGCCATGTCGACGACCTGCTTTGCAGCCGATGTCGCCGCCATGATCTGACCGTCGAGCGTCACAGATGTGCCCGACTTGGTCGGCGTACCCTGCCCGAGGACTGCGTCGATCTCGGTGCGATGCTCCGCCAGGAGCGGGACAGACGACGGCAATTGCATGCCGCCGAGGTCGATCACAACCGGCAGGTCGAATCCCTCGACGTGGAGCGGTCCGCCGTTGTAGGCGGCGATACTGAACTGCGGAGCGCGGCCCTCTTCCGCCGCGGCCTTCACAGAGACCTTGGCCGACCAACGGGACACCTTTCCGGACGCTTTGAGCATGACCGTCACGACGCAGCCTCCTGCAGCTGGGGATCGTCGACGGTGCCGTCGATCGCATCCTGAATGAGGGCGTTGGCCCGATCTTCCGCCAGCCCCAACGCCCGCAGTTCTTCGCGAGCCATGGTTTCGGACGAGGCCCCGGAGATCAGGTCGCCGAGTACGTCCCGGATGGCCTTGCGGTTGTTCTTCCACTGCCGCCGCCCGATGCCGCCGAACTCACCGCCGCTCACCGCGGCGTCAGTGGCTGACGCCTGAACCGGAGCGGTGACCGCCGGCGGAAGGATCACCCCGAGCAGTCGCGCCTTGTATTCCTCAACAGAGATGCCGAAGAATGCCGCGGCCCGGGCGGTCTCCTTGGCGATGTCCAGTCCGTTGCGGGCGTACTCGTACTCGAGCGTGGTCTGTCCGCTCTGAAGCCGCGATGCTGCGGACGTGGCCGCCGCCTGCTCGTCAATGACCGGCTCGGCGTCCCACTGCCAGGTGAATTCGATCTGATGAATCGGGGGGAGCCCGTCCAGCAGACCAGGCACGAACACTGCTTCCAGCAACCACTCTCGGAACAGCTGGTTGAGGATCCGTGCCTCAATCAACGCCTGATCGATTTCAATCGAGCGGTAGTACGTCTGGTGGTCCAACCGACCGGACGAGTAGTTGTATCCCGCGCTGTTGCATGCGGCGATGTTGTATGGCATCGACAAACAGCGGGCGATCTCGTTGAGCATCGCCTTCTGAAACATCTCGTACGTGGTCGACGGATGCTCCGGCTTGAGATGCTCCGGACGCCAGCCCTCGGGCATGACGTTGAGCATGTTCCGGACGATCTCGACCGCAGAGAAATCGCCGTCCTCGATCTCTGCCGGCGACACGGCCGACGTCGTCGAGGACAGAAACAACGCCATGTTCGCCGCCTGCTCGGCAGCCCCACACGTGGCGAGCGTGAACCGACGGAGCAGCGCGAACAACGGCAGCGCTGGCGTGATGTCAGGGACACCGCGCACCTGGCCCGGGCGGTCCTGCCGGAAGTAGTGCAGGACGTGTCGCGCCGGATACCACTCGCCCGAGAGAGTCGGAGCGAACCCCGTGTCGCCTGGATGGTGATCGCGGATGTAGAACTCGACCGGTTCGCCCGCGTCGCGAACGCGAACACCGTCGACAACCGTGTGATCGGTCGGGGACGAGTACTGCGACGCTACCTGGTCGGCTTCGAGCGGCCGGAGCGCGAGTTGAATCGGATACTGCGACGGATCGCGAGTCAGCAGACAGAACCATTCGCCGTCGCGGACCTGCGTTTGCTTGGCGACGATCAGCTTTTCGTGGAGACCTGCCGTCCGCGCCCAGCGGTTGAACGCCCGTTCGACCCGGTCGTTCGCTTCGGCGTTTCCGGTGAGCAACTGCAACCGCGGGCCGCTTCCAATCGTGTGATTGGCGACAGTCCGCACGATCCCGGCCGCCCAGGAGTTGTTCGCGACTTCGTACCGCGACCGCATCCGCAGCGTTCGGCGAACATGTGGAGAATTGGCGGACCGAGCCGACAGCGCGTCAGCATTGGCCCAATGTCGGCGGTTCTCGTCGTTGGTCTGCGCGGCATCGTACCGAGCGCGCAATTTCGACCAGTTCGAGGGCACCGCCGTCGACCGACCGCCAAGTAGTGATCGCACCCAGCCGAGCATCACGAAGCCCCCGGTGGTACGAGGCGCATGCTTCGGAACGGCAGTGCTTTCTTCGCGGGAGCGTCGGCCACGGCCTTCTGGCCTGCGACGAATCGGGCGGCCGCGATCTGATCCTGCAGGGAGCGTTCGGTCACAGTCTGCCCGTCGACGCTCACCGCCTGCGGGCTGGTGGCTGCCGTCTCGATCGCAGTTGTGAGCGAATCAACAGACATGAAAACGCCCGTGCAAGGAGTGCAGCCCCTGCACGGGCGCCCGAGGAGTCGGGGATCAATCCGACGCGCGAACTCTATCCATCGGCCAGAGTTTGCCTACTGCTCACGCCGCCCTTTTCGGCGGTTTTTCGCCAGAAATGCTACCGGTATCATCGGCGAGCACCTCGACGGTCTGGCAGACCCACCCACAGTGCCGACACTGGCGCCGTCGCCGCTTGCTGCCATCGGACCATGGGAACGAGTGCGATACGTGGAAATGCTGGCACCCACAATGTGGGCAAGTCAGCCGTCCCGATCCGGGCAACTTTGCTTTTCGTCGATCCATCATCGTCTCCCCGGTAGCTTGACCTTCCGCCGACCGTTCCCCGTTGGCTGCTCGTGACCGACCAGAGACACGCCCTCGAAGCACGCTGCCGCCGCGGCTCCGACAAGACAGTCCCACAGATGGTTGTCCGGTCGGCTCGGTCGCTGTGCCCACACCTCGACCCGACGCCCGTTCCCCGTTGTGGGCGTGAAGTACTCCGCGAGCAGATGCTCGAAGAACATCCGGTGTGCCTCTCGATCGGTTCCCCAGATCGAGAGTGACCCGGCGTCCCCGAGCGGCGTCCGCAACCGGGAAGCGACGAACGACTTCCACCAGTTGGTGTCGATCTTGAGCAGCCGCCGCCCGTTCCCGGCCGGTCCGATCACTGCGTTCAACCCGTGGGTCTCCCCGGGCTTCCGCTCATACTCGGTCATCGGCTTGCGGTCCGCCTTGACCCCGATCCCCTTCGAGGCCAGCAGTCGCCCGCCGAACTCCGGCCGCCGGCAGACCGTGTGAACCGTCTCGGTCCAGTCCCCCGAGTCGATGATGCACCGGTTGATGTTGAGCAGCGTCCCGTCCTCGCGTCGCCACTCCCGGGCCAGCAGGTCACCGGCGAGGGACTGCAGCCCGGCGTAAATCGCCCCCTCGGGCCCTGCTCCGCGGGCGACGTGCTGGAGCGTCCGACTGGCTTCCCGCAGGGTGAACAGCGGGCGCCGTTGATCCGGATACGTGCCGTAGTCGATTACCGCGCCCTGATACCCGCGGCCCCAGGCACAGACGACGTAGTACAGCAGCTTCCCCTGCACGTCGACGAACGCGGTGAGCTTGTCGCAGGCCAGGGGCACCGTACGATGGTCGAGGCCGTTGAGCTTCGCCGCGAGCCGCTTCTCCGACAGTTCCTCGCTGTCGGCGTCCTGCTTTCGTTCCGGCGCCTGCTGACACTCGCTGGCGAACGCCTCGGAACCGTCGTCGATCAATTTGTTGTAGGCGTGCTGGATCGCCGACAGTTCGGTCTCGTCGTAGCAGGACTGCCACGAGACCACGGCCCCCTCGTCGGCCTCGGCGCGCCGCGAGGCGTACAGTTGCGTCGCCGCGGCGTGTGCTCGCTCCTGATCGCCGTCGAGGTCCGGATCGTAGCTCCGCCAGATGCGAGCGTACTCCCCGAGCCAGAACGTCTCGTGAGCCTTCGACCAGGCCTTCACCATGGGAATGCGTTCACGCTGCCAGGCAGGATTCTTCTGGCTGTCGAGCAACTGGTCGACCACGTCGTCCGGCTCGATCACCGTGGCGTTCATCACCACCGCGATGCGTTGGCGATGCCCCCCGAGGTTCAGGAGCGACTTCCGGATGATCGACAGCGTCTTATTCACGCTGTGAGCCGATGCCGCTTCCTCGTCGGTCTGCGGGTCATCGATGATCACGAAGTCCGGCCGCTGCTGCACGCCGTTCGGCTGCTTGTGTTTGAGACCGCGGCTTCCCCCGGAGATCCCGCGAGCGGTCAGGATCGCACCAGCAGACCGAGAGAATCCGTCGTCGTCGATGTCGATCCCGAGCGACGCTGCCACGTCCCGAGCGAACCGGATCGACGGCAGCACGATCTTCTCGGCGGTCCATTGGACGTGAGTCAGTTCCCCATTGCAGGTCTGGCTGGCACACCGCTGCGGCTTGTTCTCCAACGCCCAGATCGCGTGGCAGACCTCGGGGAAGTCACCCGCGAGGAGTTCGTTCTCGCTGAGCTCCTTCTTCCAGGACTCAATGCTGTCCTTCGCTGCCCGCTCGTTCGCGCCGAAGATCGGGATGAACTTTCGGTGACCGTAAAACGTCGCCCACAGGGCCATGTTCTCGGCCATCGTCGTCTTGGCAAACCCGCGATAGACCGCGTTGGCGAACCGCCCGCCCTCGAGGATGCAGCGTTTCATCCGCTGAATCACCCGGCGATGGTCGTCGGAGAATGGTGTTAGCCCGGTCGACCGAGGGAAGTACTCGACGAGGAACCGCTCCGGATCGAACCGGCACGCCTCGCGCCGCTCCCGGTTGACCACCGCTGGCAACGCACCGATCTCGGCAACGGCGGAGAACTGCTGCCGCGACCGCTGCGCCATCCGGTTGCGATGGGACTGCGCCTGCTGATGGGCATCACCCCTATCGCCGTGCGGTTGATCCGGTACCTGGTCGATCATGCAGAGTGCTCGCCGCCGCGGTGGATCCGCAGTTGGGCCAAATGGTTACCACAAAACGGCGATCACGTTGGCAACGGGACCAGCCCCAATGGGGTCCCGGTCCCGGTCGCCCGATGAAAGAAAGGGAGTTCAGTTTTTTGATA